GTAAATATTACGTCCGGGTGGAGACAACCGTTGCGAAGGTAGGAGCGGTACGAACTTTGAGGTTATGTTCAAGTTCATAGTCGTGCATAGTCTTAGCAGAGGGGGGGACGACATCAGGTGCGTTGATGAAGTGAGCGAAGTTCCATTTCGGAGCGTAGCTGAGAGGACCAGCATAGCGAGAGTAGATATCAAGAATTTGATACATACTAGGAAAAGGGGGAACGGTAGCGGTTTCGAGATCGGGAAGGACATCATCTAGATCACGGAAAACGTGGCGTTTAAGCGAGATGGTCATTCGGATATCGGGACGGTAGGATGAGCGGAATTCATTATAGACGTCTTGACAAAAAGAGTGAAATTGTACGTCGGCGGCGGCGGATGCATAGGCGATTCCAATTGCGCGGGCGGACATGGTATGGTCTTTGAGGCCATTCTCTGGGTAGCAGAGTTGGGCGACGAGTTTTCCAATGTCACGTTTCGGTTTTCCAAAGTTACATTCATAGCCAAGGGTTTCAATTTTGGAGCGAAGAGTAGTAAGGACGGATTTAGTAAGCGAAAGAGTCATGTTGTATCGGGAAAGGGCGTATTTCTCGAGGAAGGAAATGAATTGATGGACGCGAAGTATATCTATCGGAAGCATTGCGGTGTTGTCATCACCAAGTACGAATAGTACGAAGGAGCGGATTTCATCGTCGGTAAAGCCAAATTCGATCATGGAGTCGATTAGGATGTAGAGGTTACCGAAAGAGTCGAGATATTGCGTGTTGTATAAGCCAGAGGGTACACCACAGTAGGAGCGGCGGTAAGCATAGCCATCGATGGAGAGGAAGGTCATGTTATTGTACCAAAGGTGAAGAAAGTGGAGTAAGTTGTCCATTCTCTTGTAGAGCTTATGGTCATCAAGGTCGGGGTAAGTTGGATAGTCGTAAGTGGGCTGGTATCCATGGTTGATTACGATCAAGCGACGGAGGAAGTCGGTGTAGTATAGGTCGGTGATTACACGGGGAAGGTGTTGGTCATAGCCGGACCAGTCGATGGTAAAGAACGTTTGATAGGAACGAGCGAGGGCGTCGAGATAGTGGTTGGAGCCACGGATGGTTTCGAGGCCATACATAATGCAGCAAGAAGGTTTGCGAGCTTGTACTAGCAGGGGAAAGGTTAGCATAAGTTCGATGATGATAAAGAGGTCATCAACTGCGTAAACGGGGCGGACTTTTAAGGTTCCATCACGTTGTGAGATGTGGTTACGAGTAAAGAGTAGTGTCGGATAATCGTTAAAGAAGTTATTGCAGTTATCGATGTAAGACTGGATTTCGGAGTCATTGAGATCACGGTCTTCGGGAGCGAAGTGCATGTTAAAGGGAAGTCCACGACTTTTAATCTGATGGATAAGGGTGCGAGCGTTTTCATAGGTTGCATTGTAGAAGTAACCTTTAGAGGTGGGACGATCGGAGTATTCATCGGGTCTAGAGTATTTAGCGTGAGCTTTCATCTTATAGGAGAAACGATTGTGGTAGCCAGTACCTGTTACAAGAGGAGTCTTGCAGTATTGAGTATCAACAAAGTGGAGTGGAAGAAACGGAGTGGCATCGAGGAAGTGGAATACATGTTTGAGCACGTGTTCTTTTCGGTCGGGGTCAAGTGGAGCGGATTCTTTCTGCGGCTTGTTGAAGTCACGAAAGGTGGCGTCGGTAGTGCCAGCGGGGCGGCAGTACTTATTGACGTAAGGAATATAATTCGGATACCTGTTAACAATCAAGTTGTAAAGTCGATTATCAATATCGGGTCCAAAGTCTATATCACCTGGAAGGTAGGATTCAGCGGCGTCAGTTTCGGCGTCGGGTTCGAGTTTTCTAGAAGTGGCGGGATCAGCGTGGATTACGTGACCAGAGTGGTACATTAGGGGCACGGATTTTATACCGGAGGCGGGAATTCGATCTTCACGGAAGGGAAGGCCTGAAGGGACGGGTTGGTGCAGTTCAAAAGGCTGGTGTTTCGATTCGTTATCAATTTTCATAGCGGAGACGAGGTTATCGTATTCGGTCTGGAGCATGCGGAGTTTCTCTTCTTGAGTAGGAAGGAACTGTTGAGCACGGCGATAGCGGTCAAAGTCGGAGTCATTG